ACAATTTGCTAGCTGTGTTCTTGTTGATGTTGATGACACCCTCGATTCTATCTTTAGCTCTGATATGGCTATTGGCAGATACGTTGCACAAAGGGCGGGAATCGGTATCAACGCAGGCAGAATCCGTGGCATCAACAGTAAGATCCGAGGTGGAGAAGTTCAGCACACAGGTGTTGTACCGTTCCTCAAAAAGTTTGAAGCAACTGTCAGATGCTGCACTCAAAATGGCATTAGAGGTGGATCAGCAACTGTCCACTTCCCAATCTGGCACCAAGAGATAGAAGACATCATTGTCCTCAAGAACAACAAAGGAACTGAGGACAACCGTGTTCGCAAACTCGACTACTCTATCCAGATCAGCAAGCTTTTCTATGCCAGATTCATCCAGAACCGAGAGATTTCTCTCTTCAGTCCACACGACGTTCCTGGTCTGTATGATGCTTTTGGTACTGATCGATTTGACAGCCTCTATGAGTCTTATGAACGAGATCAAACTATTCCAAGAAAGACTGTCCGAGCTCAAGAACTCATTCTTGATCTTCTGAAGGAGAGAGCAGAGACTGGTCGTCTCTACATCATGAACATCGACCACTGTAATTCACACTCGTCCTTTAAGGACAAGGTGAACATGTCCAACCTATGTCAAGAGATCACGCTGCCTACTGATCCCCTCAGCCACATCGATGATGAGGATTCTGAGATCGCTCTGTGTATCTTGTCTGCTGTCAACGTAGGTAAGATCAATCAGGTGGATGAACTGGAAGAACTCTGTGACTTGGCTGTTCGTGGTCTGGAAGAACTGATTGACTATCAGGAGTATCCAGTTGCTGCTGCTAAGCGCAGCACCCTGGCACGTCGCTCCCTGGGTATTGGTTACATTGGTCTGGCACACTACCTTGCTAAGCACAAGGTTAAGTATGGAGATCCTGCCGCTCTGACAGAGGTTCATAAACTCACTGAGGCATTCCAGTATTATCTTCTCCGAGCATCTAACAACATTGCCATGGAGAAAGGACCTTGCCATCTCTTCGAGCGTACCAAGTATGCTGATGGAATTCTTCCGATTGATACATATAAGAAGGAAGTAGATGAACTCGTAGCGCCTGCGTATTTCTATGATTGGGACTCTCTTAGGGAATCTATTGTCAAGCACGGTCTCAGACACAGCACACTGTCCGCACAGATGCCATCGGAGAGCAGTTCCGTTGTGTCAAACGCAACCAATGGAATCGAACCTCCCCGTGACTTCCTGTCCATTAAGAAGAGTAAGAAGGGACCCCTTAAGCAGATTGTTCCGCAGTATAGTACACTAAAGAGCCACTACACTCTTCTCTGGGACATGCCTTCTAACGAGGGATACATCAACGTCACCGCAGTTATTCAGAAGTTCTTTGACCAAGCCATCTCAGGCAACTGGTCCTACAATCCAGAGAACTATCCAGACAATGAGATCCCAGTGTCCGTCATGGCACAGGATTTCCTTACTACATATAAGTACGGTTGGAAGACCTCCTACTATCAGAACACCTACGACAACAAGAAAGATGCCGATGAAGTAGAAACTAAGAGAAGCGAACTCGAATCTCTCCTTACGGATATTGAGAACGCTGATGAAGATTGTGAGTCCTGTAAGATCTAGTAACGAATGGAATTTATCAAGAGTACGTATAAAAAGCCTGAGGGCATGACAGTGTTCAACTCTAACAAAGTTGACACCAAGAAACAAAAGATGTTCTTCGGAGCACCTCTTGGAATTCAAAGGTATGATTCTTATAAGTACCCTATCTTCGAGAAGCTTAGTCAGCAGCAACTCGGTTACTTCTGGAGACCTGAGGAGGTCTCCCTCCAGAAGGATAGGTCTGACTATCAGACTCTTACTAAAGAGCAGAAGCACATCTTTACCAGCAACCTGAAGTATCAGGTCATGCTGGACTCGGTACAGGGTCGCGGTCCTGGTATGGCTTTCATTCCTTACTGCTCTCTCCCTGAACTGGAGTCAGCCATGCTGGCGTGGGAGTTCTTTGAGATGATTCACTCTCGCTCCTACACCTACATCATCAAGAACGTCTACAGCGATCCCTCTGAGGTGTTCGACGAGATCCTAGATGATGAAAAGATCATAAACCGTGCCGCCACGGTGACAGCAGCCTATAATGAGCTCATCAACGCTGCTCAGATGTATGGCACTAGCAACGATTGGATCTATGCCCAAGAGGACATCGATTATGCCAAAGGAAACCTCTACGAACTCAAGCGCAAACTCTACCGAGCAATCGTCAACGTCAACATTCTTGAAGGAATTAGGTTCTATGTCTCCTTTGCTTGCTCGTTTGCGTTTGGTGAGCTCAAGCTTATGGAGGGATCCGCTAAAATTATCTCTCTCATCGCACGAGACGAAAACCAGCATCTTGTCCTTACTCAGAACATCATCAAGAACTGGCATCAAGGAGATGACCCAGACATGGTTCGCATCGCTGAGGAAGAGAGAGAAAATGTAGTTCAGATGTTCAAGGATGCGGTTGATGAAGAGCGTGCTTGGGCAGAGTATCTGTTCAAGGATGGATCGATGATCGGTCTCAATTCTAAGCTCCTCACTCAGTATGTTGAGTGGACTGCCAACCGTCGCCTTAAGGCAATCGGATTTGATCCTATCTACGATATCCCTGCCAAGAACAATCCACTGCCTTGGACACAATACTGGCTCAACTCTAAGGGTCAGCAGAACGCACCACAAGAAACGGAGATCGAATCATATGTCATTGGAGGAATCAAACAAGACATCCAAGCAGACACCTTCGCAGGATTCTCCCTCTAATTGGAGGCAAGAATACCTACACATGATGAGTTTCAAACTCAAGCCTCAGCAGGCTCGCCTGCTGCTTGAGGGACCGAAATCAATGTGTGACTCGTGGGCTCTAGGAGCAATGTATTATGATTGGAAAAGGAAAAGAGGATCAGTACATTCGTGAGTATTGGTTTAAGAACGATCTCTCTGATAGTTTAATTCAACTCTATAAGGATGCCGACGCTGCTGGGATTACTGTTCCTGGTAGGGTCGGTACTTTTGATGGCAATGAAATCAGACCAGAGTATAAGCAAAGTACAGAAATATCATTTGAGGATATCTGGAGCGGACAGATAGGACCAGACGTGTGGGGAGCCCGTGAGTACATGGACTTTATCACAGACTGCTACGTTGATTGGTGGACACATTTTGAACTGCCCCCTCCCATTGGCGTAAAGATCCTTCCTCAGATACAATACTATCAACCAGGAGAAGGGTACTTCCATCCTCACATCGATGCTGAGGCACCTGTGAAGTCCCGAGTCCTGGTGTACATCACTTATCTAAATGATGTACCTGATGGGGGAACTGTCATGGTCAACAATGAGTATGTCATCCCAGCAGAGAAAGGTAAGACTATTATCTTCCCCGCTGGTATTACTCATAAGCACGCAGGACAGATCTCTCAGACCCACGAGAAGTACATCTGTACAGGTTGGGTCGAATGGCTAGAGTAAATTGTATCGTTTGATACAGTTAAACTTTACTATATAATAATGCGTTCATCTCCTGACAACAGGAGACGCAAGTAGGTCGCGGAACGGAGCGTTCATCCTGTGTTATCACTCATTTTACTTTTCAGTCACGTTCCATCTTCAGACTATCTGAGGTGTGAGGACTTTGATTGGTTGGCAAATGGTTTGGCAAGAGTAGAGTTCTTCACTCCTAGTGAGAAGCTCACTCTTTTGGCTCATTGGGCAGACCACACTCATCCAGAGTGTTTCTTTGTCCCAACACAGGACGCAAACGACTGAAGGAACGGGAGTTAACTCACCCTAGTATTTCAGGAGTATACGATGAACACCTTAAACATCATTCGTAATCAGATTAAAAAAGCAGCAGCACTTCACGATGCTCAGATCATGATGACCACCTACCGTGGCGTCAAGTTTGAGTGTAAGCATGGGGATGCTGATGAAGTACATGGTACTTTCTGCTACAGAGGTCACACTTATAACAAGTGAGGCAGTCATGACTGAAGCCATACAGGTAGGAGGGGGTCTCGCCCTCTTCTCTACCGCTTTTGTCCTACTTATCTACACAGAGATTAAGTTACTCTCTCGTTAGTGTAAATGTTATCCCCACTACATATAGTAGTCGGGGATTTTTTTTATGGAGAAGAGACGCCTAAAAGAACTCGTACATGAACTTGAAGAGTTGTTGGCTGAACTGAAAGTAGAGGTCTACGCAGACAAGGATGCCTACAAACTTGACGAGAGTTACCGATACGAGTATGATGATGACGGATACCCAGATTAAATATGAAAACCCCTGGCAAATTAACGGCTCCGATTTTAATGGGTGTGATATTGGGGACAACTTTGGGTTTGTTTACCGTATTACCAATCTCGTCAACGGACGTGCGTACATTGGGCGAAAGTATTTTTGGTCGTTTAGAAAACCGCCAGGAAAAAAGCGAAAGGTAAAGTCAGAGTCTGACTGGAAAAAGTATTATGGTTCGTCTGATGAACTCAAGGCGGACATAAAGTTGTACGGAAAACAGAACTTCCGTAGAGAAATACTGAGCCTACATACCACCAAAGGGCAATGTAACTACGAAGAGACCAGACAATTGTTCATAAATAATGTGTTAACTGAAGCAACTGAAGACGATACACCTCGGTATTACAACAGCAATATACTAGGACGCTACATGCGAAAGGACTATTTCCAAACTGGCAACTAGGGCGCTTGACTTTCCAACGGGTGCCCTGCTATAATTTCTAAGTTCAGATAGGACACCCACGATGATCGATTACGATTTCATTCAAGTAGAAGACTCTCTTGGTAGCGAAGATCTTATCGATTTGATCCATACTCTTGTCTCCGAAGGAGATCTTGAGGCGGCTACTACCATCTATTCTGAGAGTGGTATGCGTGAGATGATGAGGGCATAGCCCTTTTCTTGTCTCAGTAGCTCAGCTGGATAGAGCAACTGCCTTCTAAGCAGTCGGTCGTAGGTTCGAGTCCTACCTGAGACGCCAGGGAGATTAGCTCAGCGGTAGAGCATCTCGTTTACACCGAGGGTGTCACAAGTTCGATCCTTGTATCTCCCATAATGTTATCTAAAGAAGATCTTAACTACATCTATGAGTGGGGAATGAGAACCGATCTCCCTTATAGAAATGCCCCAACTGCTATTGGGTATTCCAATCAACCTATCTACTATGCCTGGCTTAAGGCAACTGGTAGAGCGTGGTGTGGGGTTAGAAGAAGTGCTATCGATGATCAAGGTGTCATTGACATCTTAAGTGACCCTGATATACTGTTCGCAACGGGTGCTTGTTTCACTCCTGGAACAGAACTTGGTCCACATAAAGATCCTAATGTGTACAGGCAACCGTATTCTAGGATTCAGATACCTCTTGTAGTAGATCCACATAAATGTTACATGGTTTGGAAGGGAGAGAAGCGCTACTGGGAGAGTGGTGTGATCGAACAATACGATGTAATGGATCACGTACATGAAGGATATAATTTTTCAAATCAAGACATGGAGTTTATTTTCATCGACGTAAAAAAGAAATGACCCAAGAACCTATAGTCATCCATAAAGAATGGGTTGACAAAAAGACTACTGAGGACCTGGTGAGAGAGTTAGACGAAACTGCTGACCCTGAGAAGAACTATTGGCTAGACCTAGACATTGTTCCTTTCGATCCTATTCAAAGATATATCAAGACCACCTTTGATGTTCTACTGAAGAACGACTACCCTGATGCTAAGGGTATTGAATGGTGGTATAGGAAGCAAGAACCTGGACAGTTTCAACCTCTCCATTATGATAAGGATGAGAGTCTCCATGACCTCAACACCATGATGGTACATCCACTGCTGTGTACTATTACTTACCTAGATAGCACATCCATTCCAACAATCTTTGCTTTCAATGGGGAGACTATTGTCTATCCTAAGACAGGTCAGTTTGTTTGGTTTGACAGCACCATTGCCCATGAAGTGATCAGTGGTGATGAACTTAGAAGAACGCTTTGTTTTAATGTATGGAACTACAAGCCAGAATCTTTGATCGAGTTCACCTCGCAGGAACAAACGCAAAGTTACTCCTAGAAGTTCAGGAGTATCCCAGAGATAATTACATTTACTCTCCATGGGATACTCCACGAAACATGGTGGAAGGATACCTTCAAGGGATGCTTAAGCGGCTTTCCCTTGGAGGATGTGCTGCTATTGAGTGGTGGGTACATGTCCAGAAAGAAGAAGACATTTGGACTGGATTCCACTTCGATAGAGACGAGTGTAGTGATGGGATAGTACACCCTGATATGATTGGGTGTATCAATCTAACCTACGATGACATTGGATTTGTTATCTCCAATCAACAGTATGGGGATTCTACTCCTAAGGATCTGCTGTATGTCATGGGAGACGAGGGGAGGATTGTTACCTTCCCAGGTACCTACTCCTGGTCTGAGTTGGCAGGCTCAGGTGAGAGGGTTTGTATCTTCTTCAACGTCTGGAGGAAGTTCATTCCCAAGTGCTTGGAACGCTGTCCCCATGTGACAGATTTTGAACTGCCACTATGGTGTGATGAAATGGAAGAGAGACGCCCTATAATGTATGAAGGCGAGACGGTTACCACCACTCACCTCGTTGGAGACACAGATGATGTCTGGATCATGAAAGCCCCTGAGTTCATTGACTACGGTGGCATCTACTATGTTCCAGATCGTTCGGTGTCTACTACCCCTTGACAATATTTCAAGGATCTGGTAGTATAAATAAATGTTACAACTGTCACGTGACAGTTGTTAACAAAACGAGACATGTCGAGTCTCTCTTCATCTGCGGGTAACCACTCCGCAAGTAACTAAAGGAAAAACAAAAATGATCAAAACCGCAATCGCAGCCGCTGCTGCCGTCGCTTTCGCTCCCGCCGCTGCCCTTGCAGGTCCCTACGTCAACGTAGAGGCAAACTCGGGTTTCACTGGTGCTGATTATACTAATACTGCTATCGATAGCCATCTGGGCTATGAAGGTGCTCTGGGTACCTCCGCTTCATGGTACGTTCAGGGCGGTGTTACCACCAAGCTCCCTGACGGTGGAGACACTGATACCGTCCCTTCTGGTAAGGCTGGTCTGGGTGTTGCTCTGAGCGACAGCCTGAGTGGCTATGGTGAAGTCTCCTTCGTTGGTAGTGGCGTCGCTGGTGTTGACCGTAGCTACGGCACCAAGCTGGGTCTGAAGTATAGCTTCTGATCTACTGATACTGTGACATAATCTGGGGGACTTCGGTCCCCCTTTTTAATATGTGGAAGATTCTTAAGCACCCAGTCACACAATTCAATCTTATTTTTCTTGGATTCCTTCTACTCATCCAAGCAATCCATACTAAGGCTCATTACGAAATGGATCTAGATGTTCATGGGTACTGTTACAACTACTGTAGAAAGAACCCTGACAAATGTGATCTCTGATTATCTTTTACCCCAAAAAAAATTTTGGGGTATTTTTTTATCCCTATGATTTTTCAGATACATATGATATAATAACTAACATCGGGACGTAGCTCAGTTTGGTAGAGCGTCCGCTTTGGGAGCGGGATGCCGTAGGTTCAAATCCTATCGTCCCGATGGTTTTTGCGTACAGCTAATGGAAATTATTGAAGTCACTGTAAAAGAAGCAGAAGAGCGCCTTGATGAGATGCTAGACGGTTGTGAAACTGGTCAGGTCTACTGTATTGTTCAACCTGATGGTAGTAAAGTAATGATGGTTCCAGCAGATCCCTCACTCATCCAACTTGACGATGAATACTCTCCCTTCTATGACCACGACGACGCATCGTAAGCCTGAGGTTATTCTTGAGCGCTATCCCTATCGCTTTGTGGTGTGTGGCACTCTAGAGATCAACGGTATGCCTGACTATCGTATCCAGAAATGGAACGAGTGGTCTAAGCGTTACACTGACATGTACCTCTGCGACAATGGTACTCAGTTCGAGATCGCTCTCGAAGATGTAGAGTATGCCAAGTGGTTAGATCCCGACCCCGAAGTCGGTGCTTACCGCAAGTATACCTAAATATATCAGACTCATAGACTATTCAAATGTCCTGGAAAGTACACGTTGTCATTGATACTCTGAATGAATCCACTCTGCCTTGTGGTGTGACCACACTCAAGACATTTGAGACTGGATTCCCTGGTATCAAGCCTATCGTTCATGACACCTGCCGTCACGGTGAGCAAACCAAGTGGCTCAAGCAGTGGTGTATTGACAATGGTGCTACCTATGCTAGACACATGGGTGCTTTCAAAAAGATGGAGATGATCTATGAAGAGATTCTCCGTAGAGCAACTGGTCCTACAGTATTCGCCACTGGTGATCTGGTGTTCTATGAGGACATGAGAAACGTAGAAGTGACCAAGATGTTTGCTGGTCGCTTCCTGCCTCCTAGGGATGGTGAAAAGAGTCTTCTCTTCCCTAATCACAGAGTAATCAAAGAGGCATGTATTGAGCCTGAACTCCTCTACATTAAGGATCCTAAGAGTATCCAGAGGAAAGCCGTCGCTCTGGCAGCAGAGTGGAAGACTCAAACAATCTGGCAGCGAGTCAGAGTTGTAAGAGACGGTATCATTTACCAGCAGGGTGAAGGATTCTCCTTCGAGATCTGGAAGAATGATGTGGATTTGTTTGGAGATGACATGCTGAATAAGTATGAGCATGTCATGGACTTTGGATTCCACCCCGAGGTCACCGCCGCTCTCAATGAGAGAGGGTTGACAGAGAAGTCCGAGCTTCTCAACACCTATGTCAACAATGCTATCAATGAGGAATGGGCATCCATCAAGGGTGCTAGAGCAGCGGGGATGACCTTTTAGACACGGACGGTCTATAACAGCACTGGTCGGGAACCCCCTTTGTCAAGAGGCGCACACGCGCCTCTTTTTTTATGGCTTGACATGGATTGGGTTGCCTGCTATTATACAGGTTGTTCGTAAGCAAATTATGCTAAAGACTATTGCGGTCTCGTCGCTGATCATGCTGGGAGCAGCGTGTGCTTACGCTACTCAGAGTGAGCCTGTCCCCGAGGTGACGCAGATCCCTGTGGTTCCTTACGAGCCCACCTGGAAGTGCCCTGGATGTACACCCAATGAGAAGTATGTTCTAGAGCAACTCCAAGACAAAACCAATATCCAAAGCAAGAACGCCCTTGCTACAATCATGGGCAGCATCAAGCAGGAGTCTAAATTCCTTCCTAACATTTGTGAAGGTGGCGCTCGCGTTCCTTATGACAAGTGCTACAGTGGTGGGTATGGACTCATCCAATGGACTTCTATCAAACGCTACAATGGGCTTGGAACTTTTTGCCGTAAGTATGGATGTGACCCTTCTTCTCTTCAAGGTCAAGTACGATATATGATCAACGAGTCTCAGTTCCAGAAGGTTCTTCCTGAGTTTGAAGGCAACGGTCAGACTGTTGATCAGTACAACGTTGCTGCCTGGTACTGGTTGGGTTGGGGAATCGAAGGTTCCCGCCGTCAGTATGCCTATAAGTATACTAAGAAGTTTGTATGGTCATGAATCAAGACTGGCGTTTCTGTGAATCTAAGATGAAGCTCCGTCGGGAGGTTCTGAATACTCTCCTGAAGAAGTTTGGATCGGAACTTCAAGAGGGTAACCCTAAATACTCAAACCAATCGATCTACGAGTGCGCTCATGACTGGGTGTCACAAGGAAACAAAACATCGTTTGGTGTCGTAAAGTATTTCGAGGAGTATTATGCAGAAAGTAATTAACGTAATTGCCATTCTCTCTGGCTTGGTATCCGCTGGCGCAGTTGCTGGTGCTACCTATGCCTACCTTCAAAAGGATGCTCTCATTGAGAGTGCTAAGCAACAGATTACTAAGGCAGTAACTGAGAGTGTAACCTCTGCTCTCCCTGGTATGATTGACAAGGCAGTTCCCGAATTGCCTTCCGCTACTGGTGGAGTTATTGCCCCTACTACAACTGGATTGCCTAAACTTTAATGAAAAACATTTTATTTGCTATGTTCATGGCACTGACTCCTGCTAGTGCCATGGCTGACCACATGAAGGGTCACATCAAAGGGTACAACACCATGGATTCTTTGGGTTGTATGATTCTTCGAGAGTGTACTGATGGTGTGACTGCCCTTTGGGGTGTGGATCAACTGAAAGAAGAGTATCCTGATTCTGATTGGGATGTTATCTCAGTTGAGTTTGGTCGGATGCTTATTGCTCTCAAGCAAGCAGGTGTTGGTGTCTACCTGGCTGACTCAAAGTATTTCCCTCCTGGTCACCGTGGTGTCTATCATACAGTCTCCAACAACTTCTTTTTGAATCGTGCTCACATGCATCGTCCTGGTGTTTTAATGTCAGTGATGCGTCACGAAGGATGGCACGCAGCACAGGATTGTATGGCAGGTAGCATCAAGAATAGTATGATTGCTATTATCATGCCTGAAGAGGACGTGCCTATGCTGTGGCGTGAAATGGCAGAGCGTACATATCCTGCGGCAGCAGTACCATGGGAAGCAGAAGCATCCTGGGCGGGTCGTACAGAAGGCATGACCATGAAAGCACTTGAAGCCTGTGCTACTGGTAAGATGTGGGAAGTCTACACTCCCACACCACTCACCAAGAAATGGCTACAGGAAGAAGGGTTCATTGATAAATAATTTTGCCTTACCCTTTTTTGTATGGAAGCACCAAACAAGAAGGGGGATGACAAGAAAGAAAAATTTGAATGGGCTGATGAGGGTGTAAGCACCCTAGTGAGAGTTATCATATTGAGTTGGTCAGCAGCAATTTTGACTCTTAATTATGTTACTGTTCCTGGCATCCCTCAACGCCAAATTGATCCGACTTTTATAGCCAGCGTCTTTACTGGGACGTTAGCTACCTTTGGGGTTCAGACCGCGAAGAGAAAGGAAGAGGAAAAACCTAAAGAAGAACCTAAAAAAGAAAAAGTCGAATGACAATCTTCGTACGACATGTAATGGAAACGCCATGGTCTCTAGGGATCATGGCTTTTTTTCTGGTCTTTGTACCTATCATTGGTATATGGGCTATACATAAATATAATTGGCAGCACTGGGAACCATTCCATAGTCATGAACCTCCTACTCCGCCCACTGAATGATACAAATGACGTAACTTGGAGTATCATCATCTCTATGGTGATACTTCTTTTTGGTGTTGCGTATTACATATATACGATTATGAAAGAAGCCTACGCCGAGATGGACGATGAGCGACCTAACGAATAAAGATAATGAACAGGACTCTCGTCTAACTTACCTTGAGAGTAAGTTTGGATCTTATAAAGAAAGATTTCTGGGTATGGAAGCAAAAATCCAAACCCTTGTTGGTGAAGATGATCTCGATAG